TCTTCTTGTTTAGTTGGTGTATTAGGATTAGCTACATCTGCATTTGCTTCAGCAGCCGATTCATAAACCTTGCCAGTTATTTTGTTTCTGTAAGTAAGTTTTGTTGGGCATTTTATAACTGGTACTTCTTTACCATCTATAATTCTATATTCTTTTATATGTTGGTCCGTTAATATTATTTCGTCATCCATATTAATTAAAACCCATTGGGCATTTACGTTTTACTTCTTCTTTGTTTGATTTGCTCTTTCCTAATTTATAACCCATAAAAAATGAAAAAGCTACAAATAATAATACTATTAAAGTATGCCAAATATAAAACATTATTTTATCCGTTTTTTTATTTTTTTTTTAATTATATATACCAAAAGAAAGTATTATTCTAGGAGATAAACCAATTGCTCTGTGTACAATACCTTTAGGAATACTTATTAAATCACCTTTTTCTATTAAATATTCTTTGTTTTCTACAATGTAAATTGTTTTACCATATAAACCAATTATAATTACATTTTCTAAATCTTTATGAGCTAAACTTTTGCCACCTCCTGTAAATGAAAAAAATAAAAAAAAATCTGCCTCATAATTTTTTTTATTATATTCTTGGTTTAATAAAAAATATAGTTCATTAAAATAAGAGTCTGACTGTATTTTTTTAATTTTAATTGGATACTCTAAAATAAAATCTTTATGTATATTAGGACTTGTAAATTCACTTTCAAAACCATTACGATCTACAAAATTTGCCAATTCATTAAAATCAAAAGTTCTTTCAAAATTTATTAATTTTTTTTTATATTCTATTGTCATTAATTTTTAATATTTGTATTTTAAATTTACCAACTAATATAAAACATCATTGTTTCCTTCCTTGTCCGTTATAAGGTTTTCTTCTATTTCTTTTGTTTGGTCTTTTACTATGTCGTCCTGGTCTTTTTTTATTAGTATGTTTAATAAAGGTTCCGTGACCTGTTTGTACTTTTCTAGCCATTTTGTTGAGATCTATCGATTAAAGCGTAACTTACTACACCTGTAATTGTGTTAGCAGTGTCTGCTTGTATTTTTAAAATATCATCTGCTTCCATATTTAAACTTGAAGTTATCATATTTTTAAAATCTTTATTTAATTCTGCATGACTTATTTCTACATCAGATCCACCAGATTTTCTAAGATATACATCTACGTCTACATTACTTGCTGCTTGGTGACTTGCTTGTAGAGATTTAATAATAATAGTTGCATCACTAGGACAAGTTAAAATAGTCGTAACGTTGGACGTTGTTAAATCAAATGTATCGCTTTTATATCTAATTGTCATTGCATGAAATATTCAAATATACTTATTTCTTCTTTTGTCTCTTCATTATAACTTGTATTAAGTTGTGTTTTTAAAGTATCAATAGCTTGTATGATTTGTCTTTGTGTATCCTTATTATACACATCTGATGGTTCAGGTACATAGAAATCTATTTTAGCCATTATCTTCTTCCGTCTGGTTGTATATCTACTCTAAAAATACCATATCGCCAATTAGTATTTACAGCATCATTTTCTATTTTAATACTGGCCAACCTCGCGCGCCCGCGCGTGTCTATTTTATCTGTGCTAGAATTAACTGTAAAAGGACCTATAAATGTCTCGCCTTTTGCAACTGTTGTATCTGCTGGATAAGATCTTAAAAATAAGGTTACTTTACAATCACCATTTAATGTTTTGAAATCAGGTATAAATCTTTTTACCGATAAAAAGTATTCCCCGTCTCCATCTACATCTAAATCAAAATCTCCTGATCTAATGTTCGCTGGTATTGCTGTCTCAACTCCTGTGCTTGCTACTTCATTTACACCTACTTCATGTTCGTAATAAACAGAAGCTCCTGCTGATATACCATTTACAATAGGAAACGTTGGCGTGGCTGCCGCGATATATTTAGTTGCATGTGGATGATCATATACTGAAGCATCTGCCCACGTTGTTCTAGATTGTGAACCTGCCGTTGCACTTGCCATTGTACCCGTTGTCCAGACTTTTTCACCATAATTGTAAGTCACTACCCTATCTATTAAAGTTGAATTAGCTTTAGTGTAGAACCACATAATTTCTTGAAACAAACTATTGTGAGCTGCAAACACTGTTCCACTTGCATCATAATTAATGCCTAAATTTTCTCCACCTGTTGTGAATACAAAATCTTCAACTAGACTTGGAACAGATACAACTGTACCGTCAAATGCAAAGAAGCCTCCAGAATCACCCATCCAGAACACAATACCCTGTGCAAAGACTACTGCATGCTGACCAAGACAACCACAATTAGATCCAACTTTTCTAATACTAAATGTAAAAGGTGGACCTACAAATTGCATTGAATAAGCAGCATCATCTGTAAGTATTAATATATAATCTTTCGCTCGCACCGCTGCTACTATTTTAGTTCCAGCATCTAATCTAAATGTACCTGCTGTATTTGTTGAAGTTGGAGCATAGACATTAAAGTCTTCTTGATCTGAAAATCTTATAAGCATTTTATCTTGTGTTCCACTTGGTAATGTTTCATTAGTTCCAAGATGTATTAAATGCCTATCTCTGTCTGATACTATGGTCATAACAGATTTTTGTGGCATAGAAGTATTTATAACCGCTCTTGTTGTTAAACCACTTGAAGGATTCCAAGTAAATGTTGGACCATTGTGCATTGTTGCTATTAATATTTGACCAAAGTTATCTAATGACCAGTTAGCAGGATCTAGTCTTATAGAAGTTTGTACTTGCGAAGCTTGTCCCCATCCAACAAATGTTGATGCATCGTATACAACTGCATTGTCTGCATGAGCTGCAGCAGTTGTGCCACTCGCTCCTCTGCCAGCACCTGTGAATGTTGTACTAGTTTTACCTGAATAAGTAATTAATTCTGATCCTATTAATATTGTTCCAGTTGTTGCAAATCCTGTTGTAGAATCTACTGGAATAGTTGTAACTGTATTATCTATACCTCCACCTTGATTTATTGCATTTTGAGTAACAGTTGAACTAAATCCACTCCAATTAAAAGTACCCCAACCATATCCATATGTTTGACCAAATGGACCAAAATCATAATAAGGATTGCACGTTGCAGATCCAGAAGCTGATGCAGTACCAGATGAAACTAAAGGCATTGTTATTGTAAATGTTCCAGATGTCGGTGTTGTCTGAACTTCAAAAGCATTTGTAAAATTAGCTAATACAAAACCTGTTGGTGGAGTAATAGAACTAAATTTAACTATTCTCCCAACTGACAATTCATGGTCAGCTTTGTTAACTGTAACTGTTGCTGATCCTGAGGTTGTATTAAATGTACAAGAAGTTAATGCTGTGTCTAATGGTGTAATATCATAAAATGCACCTTCGAAGTAAACAGCTAATACTTTATTAGTGCCTATTGCAGCATATCTATTACCTTCTAAATCTGCCCATATCCATTGGTTCCTAGCAGCGCCTACTAAAGTATCTGTTAATATTTCTGACCAACCCCCTATTTTTTCAGGGTTTCCATATCTAAAACGTACGTTATCTCCATCAATCCAGCGACCTTCCGCTTGAGATGCAGTATCTTGTTTGTCAAATCCTGGTGCTACTGGTATTTTTTTTAAAGGCATAAACTATTATACCTTATATTTCATTAGTTCACAATAAACTACAATTTGATATAGATAATTAATGTTAATATGTAAAAAAAATTTAAAACCTTTATTTTACATTCACATACCAAGAACTGGTGGTAGATATGTTAAAAATTTATTTGAAAAAAATGAATTTGAGGTAAGTTTGTATGAATTTGATAATTTTTTTGAAGGAAAAGAAATACCTCATTTACACTACCCTTATTATAATAAATTTACAAACAATGAAAAAATACCTCAATTTACAATTGTTAGAAATCCAATAGATCGATTTATTTCAATTTTATGTGCATCATCTAAAAAAGATAAATACAATTTAGATATTGAAAAAATTTTTTATAATGAAGAAAGTTTTTTTAATTTTGTAAATTACCATATTATATATACAAGTAACCGTACAAATTGGTTTTTACCACAAATTTATTTTATCGGTCCTAATTGCAAAATTTGGAGATTTGAAAAAGGTTTAAATGAAAATTTTTTTAATTGGCTTAAAGTTAATTATGAAATTGATATTTTTTTTAAAGAAGTAATTTATCAAAAAGATTATTATGATTTATATGAAAAAATAAAATTAAAAAATAATTTTGTAAATTTAATTAAAAAATATTATTTGTTTGATTTTAAAATTTTAGATTACTAAAAATTTACTTACCTTCTATTTTTGTATCTACAAAAGTTTGTGTTTCAGCAACATCTTTTTTAAATTTCAACTGCCAATCAACAACCATTTTAACTAAATTATTTCCAAAATGTTTTAGATTGTTGGCAGATAAATGAAGTTTACCTTTTCTAAAAAATATGAATCTTTCTTTCCAAGAAAATTCTATATCACAAGAACCATCATCGTATTGTTTGAATTTCATACAATATCTTTTATATCAATTATATTCTCTTGTCCAGCTAAAACATTTTGATAAGAACTAAAATCATCACAATTAAAGGCAACTGTAATCCTATCTTTTTTATAATCAAATTTATATACTTCATGATCTAAGTAAGAATGAAAAAGTACAAATTTTCCAAACTCTTCATTTATTGTTAAATTATAATCATTAAAATAAGTCCCTGGGCCAGGTCCGTCACTCAAATACAAAATACCACTGAATGTGCAAGAGCTGTGATTATGTCGTTGTGTGTAATCTTCTTTTTTTTGATAAATGTTTGCCCAAGAGCTTTTTAAAACAAATTTACCATCATGAATTAAACTAGTGGCATATGAAATTTTATTTAAAAATTTTAAAAAGTGTTTATTATGATTTAAAAATTTAAAATCTGTATGCTTAGCATGAACATTTGTTGGCACTGGAAGAAAATTTGTGTATTCTTTGATATTATCTAATAAATCCATTAAAATTTTTGGTTCTTTAAATTTATCAACTAAGATAAAAGTATTTATTTCTTTTTTATTTTTAAATAATTCCATTTTTTTTGTAAATTGTATTTCCTATAACTAACACATCCATTTCGCTTTTCTCAAAAAGTTGAAGTGCATATACTGGTCTAGAGCAAATAGGAAAAAAATTTAAATTCAAAGAAGTATTTAATAACATAGGAACACCCGTTAATTTATAAAATTTTTCTATTAAATTATAATAAACAAAATTATTTTCATTTACAGTTTGAATGCGGCAAGTACCATCTATGTGAGTAATAGAGGGAAAATTTTCTTTGTCTAAAATGTTTGTAACATATAACATATATTCACTTTTTTCATTAAACAAAAAGTATTTGTTAGTTTCTTTTTCTAAAATAGATGCACCAAAGGGTCTAAACCATTCTCTTTTTTTCACTTTGTCATTAAGAATTTGTTTACCATTTTTTATCATTGGGTTCATCAAAATAGATCTGTTCCCTAATGCTCGTGGTCCTAATTCACCATGCCCTTGATACCAACCAACTATTTTCCCTTTTGCTAAAAATTCACAGGTTTCATTTAAAGTTTCCTCATCTGGTATTTCGTTAGGATTAACATCATCTTGCCAAAATGGAAAATTTTTTGTTTCAAAGTATTCTTGATTATAATGCTGTCTTAAAAATTCTAAACATCCTAATGACAATCCATCATCAGGACAATGGGGAGGTATGTGTAAATTTTTAAAATGTTTTTTTAAAATACCATTAATCACTGAGTTTTGAGCTACACCTCCTGTGTAAGATATAACATCATCAAAATTACAATTTTTTTTAAAAAAGTTTAAAATAATTTTTTCAGATTTATAATGACATGAAGCTAATCTATTTAAGGGTGTTTTTTCTTCATTGTCGTTGGAAGTAAAATATTTTCTATGATGAAATAATTTATCTATTTGAGTAATTTCATCAGTAAACAAATTGCAAAAATTATGATTAACTTTTCCGAACGATTTCAAAGCCATAAGTTTACCAGCTAAATCAAGATTATGACCCTCAACATTATTACTCTCCGCTAAAACTCCTAATCTTCTTCCAATAGATTCAGCTTCATCTATTTCCCAACTTTTTAAAAGTTTATTTTTTGAAAAAATAGAATGAGTTTTTTCAAAGTCTCCCATTCCATCTAATACAAAATCTATATCCGTATTTTTTGTTAATGGCCAAATACTTAAAGTATGTGCAAAATGATGATCTATTTTAAAAAAAGGACAGTTAAAATTTTGGAAAAACCAATGATTTGGTTTTATTTCTTCAATTAATTCTTTACTGTAACTTGGTAAATTAAAAGCACCCATGTCAGTGACATAGGAAACTGCATTTATTTTTTTTGCGTCTATGTTCCACTTGTCAAAAACATGACGTAAAAAACTCCAGTCTAAACATCCCAAATGTTTTATGTTAAATTCTCTTTCGAATTTTAAATATTTTACCTTGTTGTTTTCTGAATAACTAATATTAGCATCATGATTTCTTAAACTTAAACCTAAAAAGTTCATTGAAATTTTTTGGTGCCATAGAGTATTCTTTTATCTTTAGCATATTCTTTGTAAGGTCCATTTTTATCTACATAATGTAAAAATGTTTGAGCATGCCAATCTCCTTTAAATTCTTCTCTCCAGTGTTCTATTTCACACCCTAAATAAACAGCAGCATCTCCTGGTTCCATATTTATTTCTGTACCATTCATGTAAATTGGCCAAGGTGTATTGTCTGAGCCTAACATAACAGTTACACTTACTTCGCATGAAGGCCTATCTGTGTGTTTTTTTAAATCTGCATTAATTGTGTACATTCTCCAAAAAGCATAAGTGCATAGTAATTCCAAACCAGTTTCTTTTTGCATTAATTCAAGTTTATTAATCATTAAAGACTCCATTACTGGGTCACCATAAAAATGAGTATCTCCATTATCATTTTGTATAAAATCAAAATGATTTAAATCAAAATTAACTCTATGAGTAATTCTACAATAATCTTTTAATAATTGTGTTTCTTCTTTTGTTAAAAAATTTTTAATTAATTTATATTTAAAATCCCTTATAGTGCCCATGCTACAACAGAGTACCTTTTTCCTTTCGTTACTGGTTTTACTGTGTGAGGATATAAAAAATTACTTGGCCAAAGAATCATCCTATTTGGCTTAACTTCTACTTCCCACTCTTCTGATCCATCTGGATTTCTGAAACACAAATTACCACCTTCATAATCATTGTTAAGTAATAATATACAACTCATTGTTCTAGGCACTGCTGCAAAATGATCAGTATGCCAAGTATAAAATCCTGTATCATAATATTTTAAAATTTCTATGTCTCTAATATAACTATATGCGAAATCTAATATGTTAACATCTTTAGGATATTTATTAAGATAAAAACCAAAATAATAATTTAATAAATTTGCCCAATGAACAATAGATAAACTGTTGTGAAGATTATTTAAAGGTAAGCCCCAAGCTCTTCTTATATTAAAATCTACTGTGTTTTTTTCCCCTCCTCCAATTTTGGTTTCTGTAAATTCTTGTGTGTTTGCAAAACGTATTAAATTAGATAAAACGTTCCAAGGTAAAATCTCATCGTAAATTTTAATAAATTTTTTTATTTCCATATTTTTTTACTCCAATATTTGTTTTTATAAACATTTATAACTTTAAGTCCATAAAAAATTCTTGAATTTTGAATTGCTTTCTGACTCCTTGATTTTATTGACATTTTCCAATTATCTCTTTTAAACGGTATGACTTGAACATAAGGAGTTCCTTTTTTAAAAGTTGTTTCTAAAACTGGATATTTATCTCCATTTATGACTATTGGAAAATTAATTTCGTTTGGAAAAGTGTCTGTATCGACAATTGCTGATATTATTGAAAAACGGTCATCAGAATTATTTAAAGGCGGAACAAAAAGACAAGAATACCCTTTGGGTGTTACAATTTTCCACGGGTTTAATATTTTATAAAAAGGTAAATTTTTATTTTTTTCTATAAATGGAGAGCCTTCTACTTGTTTTAAAGTATGACTATCTAAACCAGAATTTAAATTTACATATTTTGCTTTTAAAATAACTTCTTGATCATGTAGAGCATAAGTTTGAAAAGAATCTTTAATTTTTTTACCTTCAATTTCATTATCTACGTTGTGTCTTATATATAAATCTTGTGGCATTTTTAGTAAATAACCTGACGTAAGAGAATCTAAAAATGGAACACATCCTTTTATTGTTTTATAAGACATTGAGTGTTCTAAATTTTTAAACCACTCTGGAATGTTAAATTTTATTGGTGTAGGAAAATCTTGTTTTAATGCAAAGTAATCTTCATGCGCACTAAATTCGATAATTTTTTCAAACATTTAAATATAATGTATTTATATATATATATTTAAGGTATTTGTAAAATATTTAATGAAGGAACATTTTTACTTTCTAAATACTCTTCTAAGGATTGATTTAAAATACCGTAATCAGTTGTTTTATTACCATTTTTATCAATAAAATCTATAAGAGGAACGATTTCAGAGGGTTTCAAAGAAATCAATAAATTTTTGTAATTTTGCCATTTATAAAAATCAACATGATTTGTGTTTGAATTTAAAAAAAGTTCAATTTGTTTAATAAAATTATTAATATAATTTTGTAAAGATTCAATATCAAAACTGTTGTACATGTTTTCAAAAAAAAATGAATTTTCAACAATTGAAGAACATATTTTTTTATTAAGTTTTAATGAATTAAATTCTTCATTATTAACTTCAATGATTTTATAATCAGATTTAACTAAATTTAAATTATTTAAATCATTTTCTTTTTCAGCTATTTTATAAACACAATTACTTGCACTATTAAAAATTACATATGGCATCTAAGTTCCTATATTTTCAAAAACTACGACAACACCAGTGTTACCAGGATTACCTGGGTTTGCTGCAAAACCAGATCCTTCCTCTGCCGGCTGTGGAATTCCAGGATTACCTGGGTTACCTCCGTTTCCGAAAGCTCCTCCAACGACAAAAGTTCTAGCTGGGTATGTTAAACTTGCTCCTGGTTGATTTCCTGTTGTACCAGTATTTCCTGGATTTTGAGGATTAAGACCACCACCAGGAGTACCATTACCCCCAGCTCCTCCAGCATTGACTGTTCCAACATTAGCTATTGTAGAATTTCCACCAACTCCTCCTGCCGCATAAGGTTGTGCAAAAGGTTGTGTAATAGGTTTGTTATAAAATCCGTAACCTCCAAGACCGCCTCCTCCTCCTCCGCCTGCTCGAGCACCTGATCCACCTCCAGCCGACCCACCAGCTCCTCCGCCTGCAACCATGTATACAGCAGCTCTATTTGCTGCTGGATTGGCGGTATATGTTCCGGATGCTGGTCCTACAGCGTAAAGTGTTGGTATTTCCATACCCGCTGCACTTCCACTTCCAGAAGCAATAGATGTAATTCTGCCATCAGCATCGACTGTTATATTTATTTTACTGTAAGTTCCTGCAGTTACACCAGTAGAAATCAATTGATTTGACCCAACTGAATTAGCTGCTAACTTTGCTTGCGTAATTGTTGATTGTGTTATTTTTATACCTGTTACAGCGCTTGAATCAAGTTTAGCTGAAGTTACAGCAAAAGATGTTAACTTTGATGATGTTACTGCTAAAGCTGCAATACTTGCAGTAGAAATTGTGCCAGATAATGTACTTAAGGAAACTTCATTAATATTTGTTCCATCAGAATATGCTGCGACTGTAGTTCCAGAAGTACTTATTGCAAAACCTGCTCCGGACACAGTCTTTATTGTTAAAGAAAATCCTGCTCTAACTGTACTGTCTTTTATTATGTAATATTTTTCTATTCCATTAGGAACCAAAACTTCTCTGTTTCCGGTTAATGTTCCTGTTAAAACAAGAACTGCATTTCTTGCATTTGAAAGTGCTGCATTAGACATTACAAGTGTTACATCAGATGCTGCAACATTTATTGATTCTACACCAGCGATAGCTTGTTGAATCAAATTTAAATTTGTATTTGTTTTATCACCCCAAGTGCCTGCGTTTTCGCCGGTCACCATCAATTCTAGCTTTAGATCAGTAGAAAATGTTGATGCCATTTTTATGTTCCAGAATTTTCAAAAATAATTAAAGCACCTTGAGCTGGGCTATCCCCAAAAGAAACACCAGTTATAAATGATCTTGTAGGATAGGTAAAAGTTGCTCCTGGAGCGGTTCCACCAGGTCCCCCATTTGCAACAAAAACTGGAGCTGGTCCAGGACCTAATCTTGTTGCTGTACCAGGACCTCCTACAGAATATGGTTGTGAATAAGGTTGACTAACTGGAACAACATAAGCCCCAAATCCGCCAGATGGTCCTCCTCCATAAGTATAAGCAATTATTTTACTAGTTACTGGACCTGCTGTGTAAGTACCAGAAGCTGGCCCTACTTGAAAAAGTGTTGGTATTCCCATTCCTGCTCCCGCTGTACCAGATGAAGCGGAAGTTATTCTTCCATCTGCATCTACAGTTACTGTTGCAGTAGTATAAGATGCAGCTGTAACACCTGTTGAAATTAATTGATTTGAACCTACAGAGTTAGCTGCAAGTTTAGATTGAGTAATAGTAGATTGAGCAATCTTAACACCTGTTACTGCATTAGTTGCAAGTCTAGTTGTAGTAACAGCAAAAGATGCAAGTTTAGCAGATGTTACAGCGAAATCTGCTATTTGTGCAGAAGCAACTGTTCCAGAAAGTGTACTTAAATCTACAGTACTTATATCTGTACCATTTGAATATAATATTTTAATTCCTTTGTCTGTTGTCGTCCAAGTAGCACCTGTTCCACTAACTGTTTTAAATTCTACTGTGAAAGCACCAGTTGTACCATTTGATACAATCCAAGTTTTTTCAATCCCATTTGGAATTGTAACTATTTGATTACCTGTAATTGTTCCTGTTAATTTAATTACTATATTTCTTGCTACAGATAATGTTGGTGAGTTTGCGATTGTTAAAGCTGTTGTTTGAGCACCCCCTGCAATAGATTGTTCTCCATATCCAGCAATTGCTTGTTGAATTACGTTTAAATTGTCGTTAGTTTTATCACCCCAAGTACCAGCATTTTCGCCGGTGACCATAAGTTCTATTTTGAGGTCTGTAGAATAACTTGATGCCATTAAAACTCCTGTAATTTATCTAAATAATACATTTAAGCAGCCAAGTCAACTGGAGTCCAATTATTGGAAGCTCCTGTTTGAACCTCTGCCCATGCTTGAATATTAACAGATCCTACAACAGTATTCAAGCGTATTCCTGTGACATTTACTGCAGCATTCCCAGTAACTGTAGTAGTTCCAACCGTTAAATTTAACTGAGACCCTGTTACATCATATCCTGCAATATATGTAACTTGTCCTGGTGTTAAATTTATTTGAGACCCTGTTATTGAAACATTTGCATCTCCAGTAGGTATTTCATTACCAATGGTAAAGTTTATTTGAGAACCTGTAACATCTACAGGTGTTATTGTTCCACCAACCGCTTGACCAGCTACAGTATTTAATTGAGATCCTGTAACATTTACATTTGCATCAGCAGAAATAACAGCTCCAGCTAATCCCTCTGTAATATTTAATTGAGATCCTGTAACGTTTACATTTGCATTAGCAGCTACAGTTGTACCATTTGGTGCAAATATTAATAAATTATGATCTTCGTCAGTATTAATAAATATATCTCCATCAATTTGAATAGCAAATGTTGGACTTTCAATTACAGCTAAAGGAGGCTCAGTTATAGTTACAACTATATCATTTTCTAATCCCCAAGGAACAACACCCCAACCAGAAACACCCCAACCAGCATCTGGTTGAAATTCTGTTGTGACTGAACCTTCTGATAAATTAATTTGAGACCCAGTTACATCTGCTGGAGTAAAAATATTTTCAGTAACAGCATTTAATTCTACGTCCGCCTGCGTTCCAATTATATTTAAATTTGCATCACCTGTAATAGTTACACCAGTAATATTTGAATTTAATTGTTGACCAGTTAATGTTACTGATACATCTGTGAATGCGTTTACAGAAGCGATTGAAAAATTAATTTGAGATCCAGTAAGTTCAACAACGTCACCTACAATTCCATAAGTAAATTGTCCCCAAAGGTTAGAACCCCAACCATTTGCAAAAACAAATTCTACACCCCCTACGGAAAATGTTGCACTTAAAGAATCTCCTCCCCAATTACTTGCATTCCAAGTGGATTGGCCAAATGCAAGAATGCCCGGTGACGATACAGAAACTGTTATGTTCGCCACCTGAGCCTCCTTAAAATTTACGCGTTACCAATTCTTATAATTGCACTGTCTGTTTGGAATGCTGGGAACTGAACTGTAAAAGTTCCAGCAGTTGCGGTTTTTGGTCCGCCAAAGTCTAACACACACACTGCAGGGTCTCCTGCTGCTGTGTCGTTATAAATTAATGCACCTTGAGCTGTTAAAGTCACACCCGTGAATGACACGTTTGAAAAGTTAGTAAATGCAACAGCACCTGTTACTAATACACCAGAATTAACTAATGCTTTTCCACCAGCAGTATATCCTGCAGATGATACTTCTTGTGAAGAAGTGTAAGATGTTGTTGATGCTCCTAAAGTTGCATCTGTTTGATACATTGCAAGTTTAAAAGTGTTTCCAGTTGATGCTGTAAAATTGTGTATTGCTCTTAGGATTTGTCCTTTGAACGAATTCGCAATTGCGTTTGTTGTTATAGCCATGTTTTCTCCTTAAATTATGGTTCAATACTTCTTGGTGATGGTGAGTTAATTTTAATTCTTGGTACACCATCATCATACTCACCTCTGCGTCTTCTACCCATTTGTTGAAGAGCAAACGTTTGTAATTCCTCATCATACTTTGTTTTATTAAGATTGTATAGATCCATAGGACCTTTCAAATATGAAAAAGCCTCACCTAATACTCCATATAATAATATGTTTTCAAAATAAGTTGAAAGATAAGTATTATTTGTTGAAGTAAAGTGTGGTGGATCTTTAATATATTCTAATTGTACAGGTAATGCACTTGATGGTCTTGGTGCAACAATAATTGTAAAATCATCCCAATTAGCCCAGTATTTTGGCACACCTGTTGAAGAAGTATTATTATATTCTCTCATAAATGTTTGATCTCTTTTTTCTAAATACTCAACTGTGCCTGCTGCTAATGTTCCTGAAGTTGCAACAAACAAAGCTCTTGGTATTAAACAATCAGCTGGCATCGCTAAATATTTATTATTCGCTGTAAAAACAGAATCTGCGTATTTTCTTAAATCATCGTAATCAATTTTATCAGCTACATCTATTTCTACGTTTCTAATAAATTGATCTATTAAAGAATCAGTCAAAACATTACTATCTACTTCAGTGTAGTTTCTAATTTGAGTTAAAAATGATGCGTAAGTAATAGCCATTAGGATATCACTATAGTTACTTGACCTGTGTAAATTCCAAATTCTCTTTGAGAGTTTTGAAAAGATGGATCTAAAGGTTGCATACCACGTGAATTGTAAGCAAACTCACCTGGTAAAGTTAAATTAGCAATAGCTTCACCATTACCTCCAGAAGTAATAGAAAAGTCCTGCGCGCGCGTGTCTTTTAATGCTTGTGCATCTGCTTTATGATGTTTAGGATCAAGTTGAGGATGTTTAGCTTCATACTCAGAAATATGAACTAATGATCCGTTCCATTCCTTTACCATTTGCTGATAAGGAAATGCTTGACCAGATCTATCTGATATTGATTGTGAATATTTTCCTCTTGAAAAATTTGGCATTAGATTAAATTCCCATAGTAAGCTTGTGGTGATATAAATAAAGATGTTCTTTGACCATCTTCAGTTAAAGCTCTTTGTAATTCATCTTCATAGTATAATCTTAACTGTTCAGTTAATTTTGGATTAATTTTCATAGATAAATAATATGCAAGTCCTGAGACCATACATGGTAAAAATCTATAAGGTACATCTGGTGTGTTAGTGTAAGCACCAACATCTTGAATTCTTTTAATAATATAATATTTTAAAAAAGTATAGGTTGATAAATCAGGTGTTAAATATAAAAATATTTTTGGATTTGTTTGACGATCCACATAATACTGTGAAGGTTGACCAGTTTGACCTTTATTAGGTAAATCAGCATAAGCAGATCTACTTATTTTATCTAATGACACATCATTAGTGTTTTGTGTTATTGCATTTGATGAAGAAACATAAGCTTCTAATACATCACTAGTACTTTGAGGTGTTGAATACTCAGCTTGACCACTAACTAAAGCTGTAGTTTGTAATTCTACTTTCCAAAGGTGAACTCCTCTATTACCCCATTCAGAAAATAATAAATTTAATGATCTTCTAGCACTACGTAAGGCATATCCTGAAGTCGTTGATGATTGGCATCTTTCGTATGCTTCATCTATTACTTCTTCTATATCTAAATCAAATGTTGTAGTGCCTGAAGTTGTCATTAGTCTTTTTTTAATCCTAAAAATAATTTTGATAATTTATTCATAACACCACTAGAAGAAGCTCTTGCAGTTTCTCCTGCTGCAGGTGGTAATATTGATAATATCCTGTTAAAACTTTTACGTAAACCAGAAGTATCTCCACTTCCTTCCATTCCTGACATAGGAAAATCTTCTAGTTCTTTTGTTTTACCTCTTTGATAATTTTTAGAAGCTTCTTGAAACTTATCTCTTGCTACTTTATCTTTTGCTGCTTTTTGAATTGCAGATTTAGAAACAGTCAACATTTCAACACCTTTTCTAGCACCTCTTCCGATTAAAGTTCCAATAACAG